CACGTCGGCGGCGCTTGTGCTGTCGCCGCACAGAAGCCGATGCCGCCCGAGTACCCAGAGATCGCCACGCCGCGATGCAGGGGCGGGAGGCGTCGGCGGTATCTCGTCGGGATCGGTCAGGCCGCAAGCATCGAGCCCCAACAGCCTCGCCAGCTCGACCTGCGGAAAGCCGATGAGATCGATATCGAAGCCGAGGTTCTTGAGATCGGCGATCTCCACGGCCAGGAGGGCCTCGTCCCAGCCGGCATTGAGGGCCAATCGGTTATCGGCCAGCACGTAGGCGCGCCGCTGTGCCGGGGACAGGCCCCGCAACTCGATCACCGGTACGGTCGCAAGCCCGAGCTTCCTGGCTGCCAGCAGCCGGCCATGACCGGCCACGATGCCGTTGTCGCCATCGACCAGGATCGGATTGGTGAAGCCGAACTCGCAGATGCTCGCGGCGATCTGTGCGATCTGCTGCTCGCTGTGGGTGCGCGCATTGTTGGCGTACGGGATCAATCTGTCGATCGCACGGTGCTCGATGGCGAGATCAAGCCCGGATGCTGCGCGCAGCCGGGCTACGTCCAGGGCAGCTGCTTCAGCGCGCGCCGAGGAATTCATCGGCCGGGGTCCACTTCCGCGGTTTTGTGAGCAATTTGTCGAACTTGCTGCGCTGATGCGGATGGCGCACCTCAACGCGCGTGCGCGCGACCGCAGAGAGGCCAAGCTCGGCCATGTAGCGCTGCATCAGCTCCAGTTGTTTATTGGCGACCCCGAGCCAGGGATTTGCTTGGACATATCCGCTCGGCAGCTTGAGCAGCGCAGGCGTTTCGGCAAGCTTGCGCTCCGCCTCGACCCAGCGGCCGTACGCCTGGCAGTAGCCGGCGAATGCCGCCCGGTCCAAGACCGTGAGCAGCCCGACTTCATGCAGTTGATGCGCTATGCGTCTCCATTCCGCTTTCGCGGTGGGGGAGAGATGCGCCGGACAGGTCGGCTTCGCGCAGGCTTCCGATGCCTGGACCATATCGCCGCGTGGCTCACCCGCATTGCCGCGGAGCAGCTTCAGGTACGACGGCCGTGGCTTGCGTCCGCGCATCACCACCTCCCTGCCTGCTCGAAGGCGCGGCGAACCAGATAGCTGCGCATCACCGACACAGCAGTGAAGATGGCGGCGATCGCCAGATTGGTCTGCGGCGTCGTGGCAATGCCAAAGGCCGGATACACCATGCCCTGGACCGCAAAGGCGAGCACGAAGCCGACCGTCACATTGACGGCGGCCTCGAATGCCGAACCCGAACGGCTCTGCCCGGCCCGCATTCGGCGACCGCTTGCAGTAAACCTCGGCGCCTCAGCGTCGGAGTTGGTCGAGTATCTGGGCCAGTTGGTCATTGCCTGCTTCACGACTTATCCCGCTATTGCCGCCCTTTCTGGCGCTGCGGGCCCCCCGAGATACCCGGTCCCGAATTTCCAGCTCGCTGCATATGCAGGAGCCACACCGGTCGCAACCAAAATCGCACAGACTTTGATGCTCCCCCCGGGGCCGGTTATACAGAACGCAAATCACAAATCATTTTGTCCGACGCGTCACGATCAAACAATAACCGTTGTGTACGACTGACTACGATGCTGTTCGCTCGATGCATTATTTTCGTTGATGAGCGCTCGACAAGTGACTCACCACCAATGCCGCAGCTTCGTGCGCGTGGCGGTCCCGAGAAGGAGACGAGCAATTGATCTTTTGGATCCGCAATGTCGGACAAACCGGACAAACCGGACATTGTCCGCCTTTATCCAAGTGTCCACCCGGACGGACAGGACAGGGACACCTATAGGTGTCCCTGTCCGTCCGCCTGTGGATGTCCGGTCTCGGCCGTATCTTGTGCGAACCAGAGATAGTCAACGCCGGATATCTCCCGAGCGCACACCAGTTGCCGGGCAAGCGCGTCCTTGAGCGCACGCGAATAGGCCTTTCTCTTCGCGTCGGCTTTTTTGTCCTTGGTATCGCCCTCGGCCGGATAAGTGGCGGCAAACTCAGCACGGACTGCAGGCTCCAGCACGGCCTTAACTTCAGGGCCCTCGGATCCGAACGGCCGCAGCGTCTCACCCTGCTCGATCACGGCCGCTTCCATGGCGCGCTTGAAGATCCGGAGCGAAGCTGGCCATCGGGTTTGCGGTTTGGTTGTCGTTGACGCTGATTGCGGGGGTTGCCAGTTCACGATGCATGTCGTGATCGGACGATCCTGTTTGTCTCTGTCGACCTCGATCACCTCAAGCGCGTACGGCACCTCGAAACCCGCCCGGCCGCCTCGCACCTTCCGAACCGCCATCCTGGTGTTGGCGATATTGCCGGCGACGTCCCGGTCGGCCAGCGCGGCAAGCACTACGTCAGCGGCAGCTTCCTTGGCAGACGATCCGCGCGTGCCAGTCTCCACCATCTTACCAAAGTGATCGACGCCGATCACGAACGCGCCGGTCCCGTAGCTCAAACGTTCGAGCGCATTCATGACCTTCTGGTTCTCGGCCGCGGCGTTCTCGTCATTGAAGCCCGCTGCGGCCGCCACGGTGTCGATGATGATCAACGCCAGAGGCAGCCCGAAACGTTGCCGCAGATGCTCGGCTGCCACGTTCGCCGTCGCTACGAGCTTTTTCACCGCACCGCCGTCGAGTAGGCGCGGGCACTCATCGGTCCAGGCAATCGGCAGCCGCTCCAGATTCAGACGAACGTCGTCGTCCGGCAGAGATTGCGCAAGCGCCGCACGGCGCAGCTTGCCTTCGACGATGCCCTGCAGACGGATAGGAATCTCGTAGGCACCTTCGGGAGCAACGAACAGCACGCCGCCGCGGCGATCTACCTCATGTCCGGCAAACGGCTGCCCGGTCATGACGCTGGCGCTCTGGTCGAGCGCGACGAAGGTCTTGCCGGTGCCCCACTGTCCGGGAAGGAGGCCCTTCCCGACCTCGGGGACGAGATCGCGGATCAGCCACCGACGATCGAGAAACGAATCGGAATCGCCATGCCAGTGCATCGGGATGGGTTGGTCGGAACTTCGGCTCCCGTCCGTTCGACTGCCGGCATCATCACGCCCGGCCTTGTAAAAGGAACGCTCGATTTCCTGACGCAGCCGCATGAGGAACTTCGCGGCGATGCCGCAGGGGTGAGCAGCCAGCAACTCCTCGATCTGGTTGATCGAGTAGCCAAGTTCCTTGCACCACCCGATCACGTGATGAAACTGCTCGCTGCGCTTTCCTCGTGGAGCACCATGACGAATAACTTCGGCAAGCTGCTCGGGCAGAGGCGCCATGGCGGTGGGCGTGTGGTGTCCGTTGCCGCCATTCGGCTCAACATTCGCACACCCACCCTTATCGCGCTGATCGAGTTCGGCCACGACCCGATCGACGATGCCGTCAACATTGGCGAGGCGGTCCGCCGAACTCAGCAAGCAGTTCCCGGTGACGACGATGTAGCGAGTCGCCCGGCGATAGGTCTCGATGCGGCTGCCGGTCTGCCGGTAGGGCTGATTGCGGTGGACATGTGGCCCCGTTGCGAAACCGACGATCCGCAGCCCAGTGCCGCTCACCGTCACCTCGGCGTAGCTGTCGGCTTCCTCGACCAGTTCCATGGCCCAGGGCGCGATGCCGCCGGTCTCAACATCGCGGCAATCATCAATGTCAAAAGCGGCAATGTTGCTGTCCTTGAGCATGAAGCCGATGCCATCGGCTTCTCCTCGGTCGGCGACCGTTACCGCAGTCTGGTAGTCGGCCCAAGTCGTCGGATCGTTGCTGCGCGCTCTGGCGGCCGAACAGGCGGGCTGGTAAGGCACCTTGGTCCATTTGTCTTTGTCTGCAAGGTATTCCCATCGCCAGACTACCCAGCGCCCCTGAGAGACGAGCGGCGCGAGCGCCGGTGGTAGCTCTAGCAAATCGGCATTGAGCGTCCGGGGTTTTGTCGGCGGCGCTTGCATATCACGCGGACCTACCGGTGGTTGGCCGGAATACGCGCGTTGGCAGATTTCGCCGGCTCATGGGTTTGTGCTGCCTCGTAGGCTTCGATGTCATCAAGGCGGTAGACGATGCGCCCGCCGATCTTCAAATAACGTGGGCCCTGACGGAGCCATCGCCATCGTTCCAGCGTGCGGGGGCTGATGCTCCACCGGCGTGACAGCTCGATCTGGTTCAGATGCTTGACGGTCATTGCGAGTCACCTCGGGTTCGTGAGCAAAACCGAGGGCTGTATCGCAAGGGTTTCGGGAGAAGATCGCCGCCCGAATAGGGAGAAGAAGAGGGAGAAATCGCGCTTTAGAGATCGAAGCCCCAGAGGCCGTTCCTGGATGTTAGATATGGCTCAAGCTGCTTCCATTTCTTTCCACCGAACGCGCGTGCCAGCGTAGTCACATTCGATCCGGCGTGATCGAGAAGTTCCTGCGCCCGCCAATGCTTACCCTCCTTGTGGCCGTCAACAAGACGCCGGATGAGCTTGACGTGGATGTCACTCTTGAAATCAAGCGTGACGGTACCGTTGATGGTGATCCGTCGTCCGTCTGGCGAAAGGTGGAGAGGTTGGGTCGGCGCCGCCGTCGTGCCGGCGGCCATGAAGGGTGACAACAGAAGCTCGCGATCGATCGAAAACACCTGGGCGTCGTTCGTCAGCACGTCCGCAATCGGAACAATGATGAATCGCTCCGCCACGCTCTGCGGTATCGAATTGCGGCCACTGGTCAGGATCAATCCGCCGCTTCGTCCAGCCCGCTTCTGCAGGGCCTCGCGAAGCGCCTTAAACGTTGCGTCGCGGTGAAGCCGCCGGACGAACAGGACGGGGATATTGCGTTGGCGTGTGATCCAGAGATCACCGATATCCCACGCCGAGGTCCGAACGAGTTCGGCCGGCTGGCCGGAATTCGTGAGCTTGAGGGAAGCCGCAAGCCAGGCAAGCCACCAAGGCAACGCGACGCGGTACAGCATCTGCGACTCGGGCGCGAGCACTACATTGCCATCGAATGCATCGAAGTAGCCGTAGGAATTCCGGTCCGCCTGCCAAGCGAGGTCGCGGAATGCCGGACCATCGTGATCGCCTGGCACGAGTACTGCCCGGCTGGCGCCGTTCTTTTCCAGGGCGCCAAGCTTGGTCAACTCCGCCGGCAGATCGGATGGAAGGTCCTGTAGGACCGATGCGGCGATGGCTGGTCTGCTTTGCTCAAGGATGCGAAGCAGCAGTTCACCGCCGCGACGGGGAAGGCGAACGGGCCCGGTCAAGCGTCCGCTCCGCGCAGCAGGCCCCAGGCTTTCAGATACCGATTCAGCAGCAGGCGCTCTTTTTCGGTCTTGCCCCGGAGATTGCATCGGGTCGGCAGACATAGAACCACATTGATCTTCTTGCCCCGCTTGCGATCGGGCTCGGGCTCAAATTGGACCTCGATCCGAGCCATCCACGGGCGCGTTGGGGTGCGAAGCGGATTCTCGGTGCCGTATTCATCGTCGAGCACCTCGTGCAGCGTGTCGTCATCGGCAAACGGCACCTCGAACCCTTGGGTGAGGCCACCATCGAGCGCCGAGATGACCAGCCGCGTGAGCTTTACGCGCGCGATCCCATCCTGCGGCTCGACCGCGAAGGTCATTGGGTCAAGGAGCGGCGTCAGGTCCACGCGCCGCGGCGGCAAACGCTCAGCACTCAGGTCAACGCCGAGGAGCTTCTCGGCGAAAAGGCTAGCGACCTGTTCGCGGAGCGCCTTGACGCGTCCGACCACCTCGATCGTGCCACTGCCCGGCTCGTAGGTGATCGCAGTCTCTCGCACGGGCTTGCGGGCCTGATTCTTGACGCCGACTGTCGTGAAGACGACCTCATCGACGGGGATGTCCTCGCTGTAGACGGTGATCTGCTTGATCTCGCGGTCGGGTTCGCCACTGCGGCTGCGAACACGGCCGAAGATTTCGACGTGGACGCGGCCGGCGCCGAGTAGGCCCCTCAATGCCTCCTTGAACTGCTCGATGACCTGCGGCTCATTTTTGAGCTCAAGCAGCCGTGGTCCGACGAAGCCGTCCCAGAGCCGCTGCGCGTTCTGATTCTCATCGGCGTAACGAATTTCCTCGGCCTGGCGGAAAGCGTCGCGGGATTGAACGTAGAGCCAGTGCACCCGCTGGTACGCGCTGTCGATCCCTCCAAGTCGGTCGCGCCACTCGGCGAGGGCCATGAGCGCGGCCTGACCGACCTCATCGGTCATGTCGGAGATGCGATCGATATCGGCGACGAGCTGAATGAGCTTTTGTTCGGGGAGCTCATCGACAGCCTTCAAAAATCCTTTGGAAAACTCCTCGGCCGGCGCATCCCAGTTGAGATTTGCCGGGACCGGGATGTCACTCTGCGAGAGATGGCTGCGGAGGTCTTTGGGGGAGACGCTGCGGACGAAGCGGTAGAGATTGGACATGGTCGTCGAACCTTTCGTTTGCCCGCCAATGGCGGAGCAGCTGGGGGTCCGGCGACCGTTGGTCACTCCTGATTGAGGACCAGCGCCTCGTGCACGCGAGAATCGCCGGCACGGATGGTCAGCGAATCTATGTCCGATAATCGGACATGCAAGGAAAAGCTTGACATCGGTGGTCCGATCCACCATATTTCCACAGGCGACGGCCGCCCGGCCGCCGCCCAAAAACGATTCAGCAATCAACAGAACCGATGGAGATCCGGATGGATGCGGCGCAGCTCGGGAGTCGGCTGCGGGCCGCGCGGGATCGCCGTGGCTTGAGCCAGCAGGCGGTCGCCGATGCGCTTGGTTTGCCGAGAACCGCAGTCACCAACATTGAGACCGGCGCACGCGCGGTCTCAACCCTGGAAATGACCAAACTGGCCGATCTCTACGGCCAGACGCCAGCCTATTTTCTGGCTGCCAACGAGCAGGCGACGGAAGATCTTTCCGTCGTGCTTCACCGTGCCTTGCCTGAAATCCAAGGGACGCCACAAATCGAAAAGGAAATCCGCCGAATCCTCGATCTTTATCGGGAGGGAGCCAGTTTGCGCGGCCTCCTCGATCAGGCGTCAGAACAGACCGTGCCAAATTATGCCGTCAGAGCCGCCACGGCTGGTGACGCGATCCGCCAGGGAGAAGTCGTTGCCCAGGAGGAGCGCCGCCGCCTGAGACTAGGCACCGCTCCGATCATCAACGCCGCGGAAACGATCAGCGAGCAAGGTGTCTGGACCGCAGCGACTGACCTGCCGTATGGCCTCTCCGGCCTGTTCGTGAATCATCCATCGATCGGCTTGGCCATCCTGGTGAACGTCAGCCACCGGCCCGTCCGACGTCGATTTTCTTACGCACACGAATACGCCCATGCTCTGTTCGACCGTGGGGAGACGATCACCACGACGCGCAGCCAGAACGCCAGCCAACTTGCGGAGAAGCGCGCAAATGCCTTTGCTGCAGCATTCTTGATGCCAGCCGAGGGCGTTTCCGACCATCTGCGTCAGCTCGATAAGGGCTCGCCAAGTCGGCGTTCGCAGACCCTCTTCGATGTCGCCAATGATTCAATGATGGAGACCGAGCTTCGGACGCGGCCGGGATCCCAATCGATTACCTATCAGGACGTGGCGTCTGTCGCCCGACGCTTCGGCGTGAGTTATGAGGCCGCCGTGTGGCGATTGAAGAGTCTCGGTCACGTCGGCAGTGGCGAGACCACCGCATTGCTGTCCCAGAAGGACACGGCGAATCGGTATATGCATGCCCTAGGATTCGAGGACCCATCCGAGGCAAAGGAAGAACCGCGCGAACAGGAGCTACTCGGCCAATTGGTGCGCCTCGCCGTCGAAGCATTCCGCCAGGAGGAAATTTCTCGCGGCCGCCTCATGGAAATCGCCAAGAAGCTCTTCTCCGATCCGTCAGTGTTGGTCGAATTTGCGGAAGCAACGCGCGCAGGATGATGAGCGGCCTGTCGAATGGTGAACGAGATCGTCGTCGCCGACACATCTGTTCTCATTAACTTCCTGCGGATCGACCGGATGGACTTGATCGGAGCCCATCCGGCGTCCTTCATTGCCACCGATCATGTCGCCGGAGAGATCGCCGATACCTATCCGGACCAGCAGACGCGATATGCGGCTGCGCTGACCGAGGCCCACATCAGTGAGCAGCGCATCGACGACCCGGCTGAGCTGGAATTATTCCTGCGCCTGGCAGCGTATGAAAGGCTAGGCGCCGGCGAGCGATCGGCCATTGCCGTCGCGCTCAACAGGAAATGCGCGCTCGCCATCGACGACTCGCGAGCAATTCAGAAAGCCATTATTGAAGCGGGAATTGCCGGCAGCTCCTTGGTCATCGTTCGCACGCAGGACATCGTTGTTGAGCTGATCCGCAAAAGTGTCATCTCGATTCAGGCAGCTGATGCGATCCTCGTCGACTGGGCGAGCAATCATCGCTTCAAGCTTAAGATAGCCTCCTTTCAGGAGCTTCTTTAACCCCCGACGGCGCGGTTTAGTTGCGGCGCTCCGATCCGACCTGTTGCAGCGGAAATTGATGCTTAAGCCGAATCGGACCGGGCATGAGGCTCGGCCTGGAGCGTTTTCGTTGTTGATGGAAGCTCGAATATCGGCTCGTGATATTCGCGTTCCTTACTTCTTCTTCTAACGGCTTCGCTCATGACTTGATTTCGCTGTTCATCTCGCTCGGGCGAGATAATCGTGCGCCAACACTAGGCGCATGCAATGAACGCACTCAATCCGGACCAAATGACCGTTGCCGAACGATTGGATGAAATCGGCGACCTATTGGCCGCGGCGTTCGTTCGGCTTCAGCAGCGTAAGTCCAGCCCTTTATCTCCGGACAACGGAGAAAGTTCGGTCGACTTCTCGGCCTCCCAACGCGGTCATGCCCAACCTCATGCTAACGGAGGCTCGGATTGACTGACACAGTACTGGCCCAATTGGCCGCTTTGAAATCGGCGCCGATCGGGGCGCTCAAGGCGAAGTGGCGCGATCTCTTCGAGACCGAGCCGCCGCCCTATAATCGCCGCTTCCTCGAGCACCGGCTCGCCTACCGCCTTCAGGAACTGGCCTACGGCGGACTCAAACCCGAAACGCTGCGGCGGCTGCGCAAGCTTGCCGAGGAGCTCGACGGCGGCGATCCCAAGCGGCGCCGCCAGCCCGCCAAGGACCGGCCGATCTCCGGCACCCGCCTCATCCGCGAGTACCAGGGTGTCGAGCACTGCGTCACGGTGCTAGACGACGGCTACGAATATCAGGGCCGACCCTACAAGTCGCTTTCCGCCATTGCACGCACCATCACGGGCACGCGCTGGAACGGCCTCGTCTTCTTCGGCATCAAGCGAGCGGCACCATGAAGAAGCCGATTGTCCGCAAGGTGCGCTGTGCCGTCTACACCCGCAAATCCAGCGAAGAGGGGTTAGAGCTGGAATTCAACAGCCTCGACGCCCAGCGCGAGGCGTGCGAAGCCTATGTGGCCAGCCAGAAACCCGAGGGCTGGGTGCTGGTGCCCGACCGCTACGATGATGGGGGCATCTCCGGCGCAACCCTGGAACGGCCCGCGCTCCGGCGACTGCTCGCCGATATCGAGGCGCATCGTGTCGATGTGGTCGTGGTCTATAAGATCGACAGGCTCAGCCGTGCGCTGATGGATTTTGCCAAGCTCGTCGAGGTGTTCGACCGCAACACCGTCACCTTCGTCAGCGTGACGCAGTCGTTCAACACCACGACGTCAATGGGACGCTTGACGCTCAATATTCTGCTCTCCTTCGCGCAGTTCGAGCGTGAGGTGATTGGCGAGCGCATCCGCGACAAGTTTGCAGCCTCGCGCAAGAAGGGCATGTGGATGGGGGGTTTCGTGCCGCTTGGCTACGACGTCATGGACCGCAAGCTGGTCGTGAACGAAGTCGAGGCAGCCACCGTTCGGATGATCTTCGAGCGCTTCATCAAGATCGGGTCGGCCACCACGCTGGTGCGGGCGCTTCGCTCCGAAGGCGTCACCGGCAAGCAGGGCAAGTTGGTCGACAAGGGCTACATCTACAAGCTGATCAACAATCGGGTGTACGTCGGCGAGGCCGTGCACAAGGGCACGGCATATCCTGGCGAACACCAACCCATCATTACCCGCACTGTATGGGATCGGGTGCATGCCATTCTTCGTGAGAGCCCGCGAAAAAGAGGCGCACACACCCGGGCACAGACGCCGGCCCTGCTGAAGGGACTGATTTTCGGACCGACAGGTCGTGCGTTGACGCCAGCGCACACGCGCAAGGGCGGCAAGCTCTACCGCTATTACGTCTCGACCGATGTACTCAAACGTGATGCCGACGCTTGTTCGGTACGACGTATCCCGGCGGGTGAGATCGAGATCGCTGTCGTGGACCAGTTGCGCGGCCTGCTGCGGTCGCCGGAGATCATCGTGCGCACGTGGCGTGCGGCGCGGCAATCGATCGATGGTCTCAACGAATCCGACGTACGCAACGCACTGCAGCGGCTCGATCCGCTGTGGGACGAGTTGTTCCCCGCCGAGCAAGCCCGCATCGTGCAGTTGCTTGTGGATCGAGTCGACGTCAGCCCAACCGGCGCTGACATCCGACTGCGAACTGAAGGTCTCACACAGCTAGTCGCCGACCTGGGCGTGATCAAGCCGGAAGGCATGAGGGCAGCGTGATGGCTAAGTCGAAGCTCGGCGACGATGGCCGCACAGTCACCGTGCGCGTGCCGATTTCGATTCGTAGGCGCGGTGGCCGGAAACTTGTGCTTGCGCCTGATGGTGCCTACGTGACGTCCGCTCCTGTTACGCGGCATGTCGACAGCGCCATGGTCAAAGCGATTGCCCGGGCATTCCGGTGGAGAGAAATGTTGGAGAACGGCACCCACGCAACCATTGCGGAGATCGCCGCCGCCGAAAAGATCAACGAGTCCTACGTGGGTCGCGTCCTGCGATTGACCCTGCTGGCACCAGATATTGTTGAGGCTATCCTGAGTGGACGGCAGCCGGCGGATATACAATTGGCAACGCTGATGGAACCGTTGACGGTAGTTTGGAGTGGACAACGCAACAGGCTCATAGCCTGATTATTTCCACCTAGGCTACCAAAGCCGCTACACGTCCCCTCTGACACCCTCGTCGGTCAAGACTTTGGAGTGGCAACCTTGAGCTGATCATAGGTTGCGGAGAAAATCGTATCGGTAAGCCATCGCTTAAACTCGGGATTGTCGCTGAACTGCTTGAACAGTTCGGTATCGTCCTTCATCAGCCCCACAATGACGCCCGCTAACGCCTTGTCATGCTCAATGCGAGCATTTTGCTTATCCGAGTTCTGCTTCGCGTTCTGGTATGCCTCATTGGCTGCGACCTTGTTCGGGATCTCCGTCGCGATCAACTGCCGAATGCGATCGGCGTCATCCCAGGTAATATTTCCGAACAGATCATTGAAGCTTCGGATGATGTTGGACAGGCGGTCGAGCTCTGGTTCCGCTTTGCGCCCGCCTCCATCTGTTGGTACCGGGTCGATCTCTGCGTCTTGATCGGCCATTTGAACACGTTGAGCGGCCTGCTTCTCGACCCGGTAGCTGTCCATGTCGATGGCTTCGAGAATGCCTTTGGACAGGTCTTCCTCGCGCGGCGCCGGCAGCTTCGGCAGCAGGAAGTTCAGGAAGATCGAGAGCTTTTCCCATTCCGCGTTGGTGTAGGGAAGGACCGAGGAAATGAATGCGTAGGTCCGCGCGAACGTCTTTGCCTTACCCTTGAAGTCAACTTGGCCATCTTCGTCGAGGCTGTCGTTGTAAGCGGCGACGCAAGCATCGAGGATGGGATCGAGCTGATCGCGGTCAGCACCAGAGAGATACAAACCGACGAGCTGGTCAATCTGGGCGGGATCGTAGACCTGATACCCGTCCAGCGTGGCCTTGAGATCGTGAAGCCGGTTCGGATCGGTTTCGTCGCTCAGGCTTGTGGTGCGATAGAAGGTGTCGAACGATGCGCGGATGGTCTCGGTATCGTTCATGAAATCCAGAACGAAGGCGTCGTGTTTCTGCGGGTGCGCGCGATTGAGCCGTGACAACGTTTGAACGGCTTTGATGCCCGATAGGGCCTTGTCGACATACATAGAATGCAGCAGCGGTTGATCGTAGCCGGTCTGGAATTTATCGGCGCAGATCAGGAAGCGATAGGGATCGGTTTCGATCTGATCGACGATATCCTTCGACGGGAAACCGTTCAGGCTGGCTTCGGTGACTTTCATGCCGCGCAATTCATGCTCGCCCGAGAACGCGACAATCGCGCGATAAGGGCTCTTGCGTTCGACCAGATAGGCGCTCACCGCCTGATAGTACTGGATCGCGCGTTCGATGCCTGATGTCACCACCATCGCCCGCGCCTGGCCACCGACCTTGTTCAACGCGAGCACCTGCTCGTGGAAGTGATCGACCATGATTTCGGCCTTGAGCTTGATCGCATGATCGTTGCTCTCAACATAGCGGCGAAGCTTCTTCGTCGCGCGCTTCGTATCGAACTCCGGATCGGCATCGACCGTTTTGACCAACCGATAGTAGCTGTTGACGGGCGTGTAATAGCGAAGCACGTCTAGGATGAAGCCTTCCTGGATCGCTTGCTTCATCGTGTAGCTGTGGAACGGGCGGTGCTTGACGACATCGCCATCAGGGAACGGCTCGCCGAATATCTCGAGCGTCTTGTTCTTCGGTGTTGCTGTGAACGCGAAATAGCTCGCGTTGGGGAGCATCTTTCGCTGCTCCATGATCGCGTTGATCTTGTCTTCGACGGTTTCATCCTCGTCGCCGTCTTCCGCGCCGGTCAACGCAGCGTTCAACGCCGCAGCCGCCTTGCCGCCCTGGCTTGAATGCGCCTCATCGATGATGATCGCAAAGCGCCGGTCTTTGTGCTGCGCGCCGATGTCATCGAGGATGAACGGGAACTTCTGAACCGTGGTGATGATGATCTTCTTGCCGTCGGCGATGAAGCGGCGAAGATCGCCGGAATGCTCGGCATGGCCGACGGTCGCGCCGACCTGGGCGAACTGCTTGATGGTGTCACGGATTTGCTGATCGAGAATGCGGCGGTCGGTGACAACGATCACGGAGTCGAAGACCTGGCCAGCGCCGTTCGCCAGCCGCACGAGCTGGTGCGCCAGCCATGCGATCGAATTCGATTTTCCCGATCCTGCCGAATGCTGGATCAGCACACGCCGGCCAGCGCCTTTGTCCTTGGCGTCGGCCAGGAGTTTGCGCACGACATCGAGCTGATGGAAGCGCGGAAAAAGCTGATCCCGCTTCGTCCGATTGGTCTTCGAGTCTTTGCGTTCAACGATTTGGGCGTAGTTCTCGATGATGTCCGTCAAGCCGAGCGGCGTCAGGATATCCTTCCAGAGATAGTCGGTCTTGATGCCGGCCGGGTTCGGCGGGTTGCCGGCGCCATCGTTCCAGCCCTTGTTGAAAGGCAGGAACCACGACGCCTTGCCCTTGAGCAGGGTACAGAACTTGACCTGCGCGTCGTCCACCGCGAGATGCACGATGCAGCGGCCGAACTCGAACAGTTTTTCGCGCGGATCGCGGTCGCGCTTGTACTGCTCGACGGCGTCTTCGACCGTCTGCTTCGTCAGGCTGTTCTTCAGTTCGAAGGTTGCGATCGGCAAGCCGTTGATGAACAGCGCGAGATCGAGCGCGTGGGCGGTATCGTCGCGGCTGTAGCGAAGCTGGCGCGTGACCGAGAAGCCATTCAGTGCAAAGCGTTCGGCGGCCTTGACGTTGCCTGGTGACGGTGTGCCATAGAACAGGTCAACGTCGTGCGCGCCATGCTTCAAGCCGTTGCGCAGAACGTCGATGACGCCGCGCTTGCCGATCTCGCCTTGAAGTCGAGCGAGGAATTTCTGTCGTGCTGGGCTATCGTTGCCGAGATCGAACGCTTCCATCAGTTGCGGTTGGGTCGCACCGATGAAGGCGCACAACTGCACAAGATCGACCGTCCATGCCCGATCATAGGATTTCGGATCGCCGAGCAGCCACCCATGGTCAGTCATCTCTCGCGTGATGAGCGCTTCAAGCCCCTTCTCGCTGACATCAGATTTGCCAACCCCTGAGCTGATTTCTGCTCTTATGATCGAAATGTTCTCAAAGAAGGCAGCTAAGTTCTTGTCATGTGAATGAAGCCCAGACAAAATTTTGTCAGCTCCATTCTTAGGCATAAGTAGACGAACCCGAATGCTATTGGCAGGCGATGTCGAGATGAATGTTACTTCCGACACCCGTACTCCCGCATATGCCGCAGCCATTGAAATAAATCTGGTTCGCTGTCCGTCAGTCATCTCATCCGGATTCAGAGCTAAGATAAAGTCAATCAATACCTTCTGTTCCGGAGAAGCAGGTATTGGAGGGCTATTCTTCAACGCACATGGGTCATTTTTGTAGGCTCGGAGAGTCGCCTCGCCCCATTTTTCATTGTCGGCTCGTTGATGGCAGTTCGCACAAAGGGCCACCAAGTTCTTTGCGCTATGGTCTTTGGACTTGCTCCAGGCACGTATATGCGCGCGCTCCAGTGGCGTCGGCTCACAGCAAACAGCACACCTGTGGCGTGATTCAACTAAGACCTCGCGCTGGATTGCGATCGGTATTGCGGGACGACTAGGCAAATGTTGTGCCCTCTTCCCCGACCTTCGCCAGCCACCCTTTCGCACGAAGGGTTTCGAAGGCGATGCCGATCTGGCGAGGCGAGAAGCGCTTCTTGCGGTCGTTCCAGGCATACACCTTGGCAACAACGTCTTCGGCGCTGGCTGCGCTTTCGCGCTTCACAACCCAATGAACCGTTGCGAGCAGTTCGAGGCCGAACGGTGTCTCGAAACCTTCGACGAGATTGCCTACCCCATCAAAGCGGGAAACGGTTTCGCCCTTGTCAGCAAGGAAGGCTTCCGCATCCTTCACCGCGCCCGGCACCAGCTCAATCTGTTTATCCGGCGCGTCGCCGCCATCGGCATATCCCGCCACGAGGTGGCCTTCGACCGCACGCAGGACGTGGCGCAGGTTCTCTGCATAGGGGCCGTAGGGAGCCTTGGTATATTGCAGGCGCAACGGTTCCCCGGCCTCCTGCATGAAGTACATGAGCTTATGGACTTCGAGTAGCGACACGAATGGGTCCATCAGCCCGCCGAGATAGCGGTGCATGAGGACGACGAGTGCGGCTCGGCCCGGGCTCATGGTAGGAACCTCGCGCGACTTGGTGGCGACGGGTGCTCTGTTCGGCTCAAACACGATCACCTGAAGGTCGTTGAGGCCGCGCAGGGCCTCGACGATGCGCGGGCGCACGTCGGCCCAGTTAAGCCCGCCGAGACCGCTGCCGAGCGGCGGGATGGCGATTGATCGAATTTCCCGGGTGCGGATCTCTTCGACCAGCGCCTTCAAGCCGGAATCGATATCTTCCATCCGGCTCTTGCCACGCCAGTGGCGCTTGGTCGGGAAGTTGATGATGAACTTCGGGTTGGTGAGCATCCGAGTCTCGAACACGAACATCTTGCCCGGCTGCACCTCTTCGCGCTCGCACGCGGCTTTGTAAGCCTTGAAGTTTTTAGGAAAGTCGTTTTTGAACTGAAGGGCGATGCCGCGACCCATGATGCCGACGCAGTTGACCGTGTTGACGAGCGCTTCCGCGTCGGCCCTCAAGATGTCACCTGTTTTGAATTCGATCATCGCCATCCTCCCTCAATAGTACCACTCTCTTTTTATTTCGATCCTCGGTCTGTGCGCCGCGGCTTGCATCGCGGCGGATACTCTGGGTGCGATCCCCTGCGAGTGGATGCCAATCCGCTCGACCAGGTGCCAGGGAAACGACTGCTGGACAAGAAACTCGGCCTGCTTGGCTTCCTTGATGTCCGCCGGGCGAAAATCGGTCGCCGCCACAGCGTCCCAATTGATGTCGCCCAGTCGATCCAGACCCGCCCGGAACTGCGTATAGACCGCACCCGCATTCGAGAGCGAGAAAGCCCAGCGCCGCCCATTCGCCTCCGCCCATTGAATGACCTGTTGAAGATCGGCCTCAAGATGGACGATCGGCTGCTGGCCGCCCCGATAGGCAAGTTCGGCGTGGTTCGCGCAGTGGATCACAAACAGCATAATCGAACGTGAACAAAAATAGAACGGGACATATTCGCCCACGTTCGTGCCCTGATGGCAGGACACCGGGAGACCAAGCCGGCGCTGCTTGATGCTGCCCATGCCGATCACGGTGCCGCCCTGGCGTTGAACCATCACCGCATCCGACCACAAGCACCCGTCCGCGACGATCGAAGCGAGATTGTCGACATGGACGATGTGGTAGATTTTGGGCTGGGCGGGAACGGGCATCGTCAGGCGGCGACCTCCTCGTTCTCGGCATCGTCAACGGCTTCGTCGAGATCGTCACCTTCGATAAGCTCGTCGGTGGCCTCAAGCTCGGCGGTTTGAGGCAGGCTGGCCGCAGCGGCCCGAACATCAAGCTTGCCTGTGACGACGGCGGCGATCAGGCGCGTACGGAATTCGCGCAAACGATCCGCAAACTTTGCGATCGAGCCCGCTAGGCGTTTTTCTAAAGTGACTAGTTCAACAAGCCGCACTTGTTCGTTCTGCGTCGGAACCGGGATTTTCTCCTTCAGCAAGGTGCGGATGTTCAACGGCCGATTTCGGCCGGCTGCACCTCGGGAGTGTTCGTTGAGCAGCAGATGGCCGAAGCTGGTCCGCAAGAATGACGAAAGATAGATCGTCTGAACCAGTTTTTCTTTGCCACGAAGGATATGATAGCGGTGGCTGGCGATGCAGCCTGCTTCATCCGTTCCGGCGAGTGCGACCGCTCCTTCCCACGCGAACTGTCCGCTCAGGATCAGATCGCCTTCTTCGATCCAAGAGAAGGTGGAATCACCCAAGTCATCGCCGCGTGTCGGAGGTTTCTGAAAAATGCCGCGCCCACGGTTGAAAAGGCCGACTGGTGTGTATGTTCTGGAACCCTCGCGCTCCACCCCCCTGAAGACATGATCAACTATGTTTTCGAGCCGCATTTGCTGTGTTCCAGGCGAAGAAACAACATCGTGCGTTAACGCTTCCCGCTCTTCGGCAACCAGCTTCAACAGACTTTGCTTCGCGCGAATCAGCTTCGCCATCTGCGCCCCGTGCCAATCTAGAAAACGCACGATCAACCGCTGCTCGTCGAGCGGCGGATAGACCGAAGGCATCTGCTTGAATGACTCCCAATAGAGCCGATTGCGGTCAGGCACGATACCGCGCGAGAAGGTATCGACCTCGCGCATGTAGGCGGCAGTCCTGAACACATAGGCGTAATATGCGGCGTCCGTTTCCGCGAATGGACGGGCGACCACATAGGCGGGGCTGACAAGCCCATTGACCGGCGCGATACCGACAGCGCCTTGCCACATGCGCATCATGTTATAAGCGATGTCGCCACGAACCGCGCGCTGATACTTTGAGCGGTCACCCATTTCCTGCTTGCGAGTGCCGTTGTTGAAGTCGCGAACACGAACACCGCTCCGTAGCGAAACTTCGAGCACGGGTAAGTCCGGGAACCCGGTTTCCCGCCGTGATCCGAACAGGCGACCGTTGCGACGAACTTCCCAATGGGCTGGCACATCACCGAGCCAGGGCAGGCCGCTCGGCTTTGTCTCGGGATATGGGCGCAAGCCGTCGATCATCGCGCCGTCCCGATGATGTCGGCCATCAAGCCGTCGGTTTCACGTTCCAGCGCCAGAATGTCGGCGCGGATCGCATCCAGCTCCCGTAGCGGCTGCGGCTTGTAGAAATAGCGGGCGAAGCTGATCTCATAGCCGATCGTGGTCTTGGCCTCGTCGATCCAGGTGTCG